CCGTACCCACCTATTTGGGGTATAGGGTAGGCGATCCGGTGCAATTCAGCCTAGTCAACACTACTACCAACGGCGCGGGCACTGGCACGCTGCCTGCTGGTTTGTCCACAGGAACCACCTACTACGTCATCAGCTACGCAGCATCGACTGGTGCGATGCAAGTATCTGCCACTGAAGGCGGATCCGCTGTGGACCTCACCGATGTTGGGACAGCAACGTCCCCCAATAAGTTCCAGGTTGCCTATGACGCTTTTGTTGTAGTGGGCCAAGTGCGTGAATGGTCGTTTGAAATGACCCGCGCTGAAATTGATGTAACCACTATCGGTCAAGGCAACCAGCAGTACGTTCCATTTAGGACATTTATTGCTGGTTTTGGCGAAGGCTCAGGTTCTGCGACGTTCTATTTTACGAACGAAGACGCAAATATGGGCAACCGTATTATCGAGGACGTTCTACAGCGCCAACAAACAGGTGCAGCTTTCAAGCTGTATATCGACCGTGTGTTTACGGGCGGTGTTGTTGACGACACGCTGAGCCGTTCAGTAGCGTTCGACGCAATTCTTACTTCAGCCAACTTGGCCATCAACCCTGATGACGCCCAGTCTGTGTCGGTAAACTTCCGCCCAGCAGTGGCACCTGTGTTTGACTTCAGCGTCACCGCATAAGTCACCGCAATCAAATTAAACACTGAACCCCGGTCTCCGGGGTTTTTTAATGCGCTACGCTATAGTTAATTTATAGTCAAGTACACATCATGCCCGCTGGATCTAATCGCGCCATTGACCGGTTGCGTAAAGCAGCAAACCTCCAGCCAAGCAAGCGCAAAGTTGAGCTATCCGACGGCGCCACATTTGAAATGTGGGTCAGTCCGCTAACCATGGCTGAACGCGAACGCGCCCAGAGGCAAGCCAAGTCTGACGACGCTGGAGCGTTCGCATTACAGCTGTTAGTTGCAAAAGCACAGGATCAAAGTGGTGCCAAGCTTTTTTCTGCTGGTGAAGTCGATATTTTAAAAAACGAAGTCAAGGACAGCGACTTGCAGTCTTTAATGCTGGCCATCCTTAGCAACGAAGACGAAGAGTCAATGGACCCAAAATCCTAGTTGCGGAACTTCGCAAAGACAACTGGCTCATGCTGCAGTTTGGCGTTGCCAAGGAGCTTGGCATGAGCTTGACCGAAGTCCGCACCACGATGACGCCCGAGGAATTGATTGGCTGGAGCGCCTATTTCCAAGTCCTTAACGAGGACCAAGAAAAGGAACTAGAGAAGTCCCGCAGACGGCGTTAGACTGGAAAAACAGTAGGGCAACGGTCGATGGCTCAGTATAGTGCTGAGATTGCTATAAAAGCTTCTGTAGAGCAGGCACTAAAAGGTGTCCAAAAGATAGAAAGAGCTTTAGAAAAGCTACAAGATACAACAATCAAAATAAAAGCCATAGGCACAGAAGATATACAGCAGGCTGAAAGGTCTTTTAAGGTACTACAAGGCACACTTAAAAATACCGCTAAAGCTGTTCTTTTTGTAGGTAAAAACTTTGCAGCCCTCGGTGCAGCGGCAGCAGCAACGCAAGTTTTAGCTTTTGCTAATAATATTAAAGGAATACAGACACCTATAAGTCAAGCTGCAGCTTCTCTGGCTGGTCTAACAAATAACATTGTTGATTTAGCTTCTGCCCAACCGCTACTAACAGCTCAAATTGCAGCAGGTGCTGTTGCTTTTGCTGCGTTCGGACCCCAAATAACTACAGCTACAGGAAGGCTAATAAAATTTGCAGCATCTGCAGCAGCTGCAAAAGCCCCGCTACAAAGCCTACTTAACACGTACAGCGAACTTACTGGAGCGTTTGACGACAGCTTTGCGTCGTTTGACCAGCAATTTAAGACAGAAATTATAGAAGCTTACCGAAGAAAACTATTTGAAATTTCTGAAACAGTATCAGAACTTTCTCGCAGAAAAAAAGATTTACAGACAAACTTAGATAGATTTAATTCTAGCAGTGACACAGCTGTAAAAATAGCCACCAAATTAGTAGATGTTCAAGCACGTTTAAACGACGAGCTTAGGGAACAAAGAGATTTGCTACGAGAAGTAGCAGGCATAAACGTAACAGAACTAGAAGCCAGTAAAGGTAGAAACAGCATTAGGACCAGAGAGCGACGCGAATCTTTCCAATCCACTCAAGCTTCTGAAAAAGATGAGATGCTGGCTGCGCTCCAGGCGCAAGAACAGAGGGTCTTGTCTCCTCTACAACAACAATTAGGTCTTAATCAAAATATTGAAGAAGCTCAACGCGCGCTAAACGCCGAAATAAAAAAAGCTTTTGGAACGCCGGATTTAGTAGGCCAAAGCTCTGAAGTAGGGGGCCGTGTTGCAAGGCTCAGTGCCATACAAGCAGATGACATAAAACTTCAGGAGGCGTTGCTTGCTTTAAATAGGAAAACCGCACAAGAAAAAAACAAACAGGTAGACGCTCAGGAAGCACTGGTTCGTGGCGCTAACGAGGTCAAAGCTTTAGCCGCAGAGGCACGCGGTGAGACGATTAGCTCCAGTATTGACAACAGAAGCCCCGCCCGCCGCCAAAAAGAAGACCGCACCAGACGCGCAGAAGATATTGCAAGGGAAGCTGCACTAGAAAGCAAAGCCAACCAAGAAGAATTTGCAGCACTAAAAAAATACCAAGACGAACTATTCAACATTGAAAGAAATTTCATTAGAAAATTACGCAATGAAAAAATAGACGCTATTTTAGATGCGGCAAAAATAGAAGGCGAAAAACAAGATGAGTTGTTCCAACGCATTAAGAGAAACAATAAAGAAGCTTTAGATAACTTTGACAAGCGTTTAAAGGCTTCAGCTGATAAACGTAAAGCAAGGGGCCAAGCTTTAACGCTTACAGGCCAGGCCAGCCCGGTTGGTGGTGCGGAAGACATTTTAGGTAGTCCCGCAGCTAAAAAAGCCGAAGCTCAAGCTAAAAAAAGACAAGCCATGCAAAGTAACGCCATTATTGGCGGTGCATTTCCCTTATTATTTGGTCAAGGAATCGGAGCTTCCGCAGGTGGTGCTGCCGGTGGCGCTTTAGGCGGATCTTTAGGAGGGCAATTTGGTTTCGGTCTTTCCCTTGTTGGTACGGCACTAGGTACTGCTTTTGATACTTTAGTAGCTAAGGCAGCGTCAATAGGTAATTTGATAGGAATAGCAGCATCTAACATGGATGCTCTACGTGATTCAGGTATTAGTGTTACCGCTGAGTTAGACGCCCAGGTACGCGCTTTAAACCGCTACAACGATGCTGAGGGCGCACAAAGAAGAATAAACGAAACGCTATTTACACAGACCGGTGATATAGATGGACAAGCAGTTAAACTAGCCGCTGGCTCGACTAACGAGTTACAGAAGGCTTGGAAAGGTGTTTCAGCGGCAGCGGCAGCTGCATTTAGCATTATTGCTGCACCGTTTATTCAAGCAGTAACAGCTCTTTTGCGCGGTGTTCAAGCTATTCTCTTTGCGTTTAATGCCATAGTAACAGCCGTCACCGCCATAGTTAGGTTGATACCGGGGCTAAAGGAACTTGGTGATTTTCTTTTTCAACAGAGTATTAAAGGCACAGCGGAATACGAAAAAAGGCGAAGTGCTTTAGTAAAAGAATCTGAAGCACTGTTTCGGACACTAAAAGAGCAGGAAAAATATAATAGTGCTTTAGAAAAATCTAATAAATTTAGGTCCAATGACTTAAAAGTAACGAAGCAACTTATTGATCTTGAGGCACAAAAAAGAGCGTCTGTTGAGGCTGTGCTGAACAAGCAAGAAGAACTAGGCGGTGGAAGAACCCCAGAAGAAACAGCACGCATCGAACAGCAAATTAGCCTAGTGAGATCTATAGAAATTCAAAAACAAAGAAAGACACGGCTACAAATTGAAAATAGTATTTTAACCGCGCAAGAAGCTAATGTAAAGAAAATTAACGAATTAAACGCAAGCACCGCCAAAACATACCGCGATATGCGTATTCGTTTTGAGCGTCAAGTTGAAGACGCTCAAATTAAGTCAATTAGAGCAGTACAAGATATCCAGCTAAGAGGTGCTAGAGCATTACTTAGCTTTAGAGAGCAAGAGCTTAAGCTTGTACAAAGCAGAAGAAGCGCACAGCTTGACAGATCTGCAGCTTTAGGGCAGCTGCAAACTGGCCTAGACCCCACTTCGGGCGACGGTCTCGCCGCTCAAGTTACACTAGCAGTAGAAAGATACAAAAACGGAATTAAAGAAGCCGACGAAAATAAAAAACTAACAGAAGAAAAACTTCAGTTAGATACTTTTGAATCACAATTAAAGCTGGAACGTTTTAAACAAGACAGTGCGCGTAATATTGCCAGACTGAACGAAGACAGCACACGTAAAATTGCTGACATAAATGACCGCTTGGCAAAACAGCGCGAAGAGTCTTTTAAATTTGGGTACGATTATACTTTAAAGCGTTTAATCGCAGAAAAGAAAAGTGAAGAAGGCGGTTTACTTTCACAGATAGCGGGGCAGGAAGCACTGATAAGCGGGCCTTTTGCTAATCTGTTTCCAGAGCTTCAAAAACAAGCCAAAGCTTCTATAGCCCAAATAACTGCTGAAGTTACGGAAATAAGAAATAGTATAGGTTCTCTTCAGCAGCTCCAGGGTAAAATACCCGCTACCCCGCAGGTACAAGGACTTGGGTCGTTACCAAGTTTGACCGATACAAGCGGCCCTGCTTCAGAAGCCGAGTCCGAGCTTATAAAGGTAATAGAAGCAGGTAAGACTCGAATTGCTCAACTACGGGAACAAAACTTCCTAGAAGAAAATAGTAACAAACTTATTCAAGACATGTTAGACACAGTAAACCCTATTTTAACAACTCAAAAGAGCATAACCAATAGTTATAAGGAACAGTTAGCAAAAAAAGTAGCTATAAACGATTTAATACGCAGCGGTATAAACCCCGCTATAGCTGAAGAACTGGTCAACATAGACGCAGTTAGTAAGGCTCTTACAGGTACTGTAGACATGCTTTTAGTAGAGCTTACGGTACTAAATGAACTTGCAAATAACCCTAAAATTCAAGAATTAATAGATAGATTACTTAAGCTAAAAGATGACCAACCGGGCGTTGTAGCCAAGCAAAAAGGACTTTTAGGAGATACTGCAGCAGAAGATGCTGCAGCCAAAAAACGAGCCGAAGACGCTGCTGAACTTGACGCTCTGTATAAAGGAATTGGAAACACTATCCAGACGGGAATAGTTGACGCTATTGCGACAGGCATTGAAGGTTTAATAACAGGCACCAAGGACCTTGGCGAATCTCTTCAAGAAATTGCGTCCGGTGTTCTTGCCGATATAGGTAAGCAGCTACTAAGTTTTGCCGTGAAAACGGGCCTACAAGCTTTGGGGGGACCAATGTTTATGGCTGATGGCGGTCCAGTCAGCGCAAACACGCCTTACATCGTTGGCGAAGAAGGCCCAGAACTGTTTATTCCTGGGGCGAGCGGTTCAATCAGCAACAACGACCAGTTTGAGGCAGCCCGCGATGCACTTGCCACCGGCAGCGGTTTTACTGCAGAAGAAGAAGCAACACTTGAAAAACTTGGAACAACCCAGCAGCCAGGTCGGTTAAGTAAAGTTTTGCGCGATTCCCGCAGCGCAATTGAAAGCATCAGCAGAATTTCCAAGGAACGCGAAACTGCAGGCGTCAACAAGCTCGTCAAAGAACTCGGCGCTACATCCGGCAGCAACGGGGAGACAATTTCTACCTTTGGATCGTCTACAACAAACAATTTAAAAGAACGCCTTGGCGGGGACAGCACGGTAGAAAAAATCATTGCTGCTGCTCAACAAACTGCCCAAGCGGAAGCTGTATCAGCTGCACGGGGTGCGCTTGTCCAGTCCGGGGACGAGCAAAACACAGACTCCTCTGAAGTCAAAACATCTCGCGACTACATCGAGAAAATAGCCAACGGCCTTGGCTCTGCTGGAACGAACACAGTAAACAACGTGAGCAGCAGCTCTACGTTTGGCGAATCCCGCAGCACAGTTGACAGGATCACGGCAATAAACCAGACGCGCCAGATGCTGGAGTCTGTATCCAGTGTCAACAAAGAGCGCAGTGTTGAACGTGCCATGGAGAGCACTGCAAGCGGCGACATCAAACCAATTGATGTGCGGTACGAATCTCAAGTGATCAATAACGTGGAGTATGTAACTGCCGAGCAACACCGCGCAGGTGTGAGCCAAGCTGCTGAACGTGGCCGCGCATTAGCATTACAAGCGTTACAGAACAGCGTAAAAACTAGGAAGCGTGTTGGGTTATGAGCGCATATGCATTTGTAAATTACGTCCGCTTTAAGACGCAGGCGGATGCTTACACAGGAACACCGTACCAAAATTTCAGCATTAATCAGACGCGAACGTATAGCGGCACGACATATAGCTTTGCGCCATTTGCAGTTTCATCGGGTGGCGGTACTCGCGGCGGCGAACGTTCCAATGCTGCCCTCGTCGCTGGAACGGACGCCCTTTCGGTCAACCTGTTTGCGGAAGCAGTGCAGAACCGCTATATGTTGGAGATAAAAACTGTCAGCCTTGACCCGTTGACGTTTGCAGACGAGGCGTTAATTGCAACCGAAATATGGCGCATCGCTTCTTATGAGATGGACACAACAACAGTAACTATGCGTCTGACATCGCCCCTTGACGCCGTAAAAGCTCAAATACCCCGTCGAACTTTAAGCACTACATTAGTGGGAGAATTACCAACCAGCGGCGCACTGGTTGTCGGCTGATGTGGCACCGCTGGATTGGGCTTCCCCATAAGTTTCGAGCTGACCCCAATGACGGCCAAGGTGCCGACTGCCTGATTATGACCTGGAACGTTTTAGACGCTGCAGGTGTTCCACATCCTGCGCTGGATGCGGAGTGGTTGAGTATGGCAGAACGGGGTGACTACGAAGCTTTAACGATGCTGTATCGAAGACTTACAATGTCCTTAAGCGCACCGGAAGAATACGCTGTGACAATGTTCCGAGCTGCAGATCATATCGGTATCGGCGTTGTCGTGGACGGGGGTCTGTTACATGTAAACAGACGAAAAGGTGTTCGATGGATTCCAGTGGAACGATGTAAAAAAATGGAATACCGGAGGTTTGAATAATGCTGCCATCTGATCGTTATATAGCTCAGATTCTGGGTCTTACAGAAGAGCAGTACAGGCATTTCCAGATTGAGGCACGGAAACGCGCAGCGGAAGGTCCACAGCCTGCTGCTGTGGGTGCGACTACCGCCGTAACGCTAGCAATTATTAATCTTGTAATTGCCGTAGGCACCATTGCAGTTTCTGTACTACTAAAGCCTTCTGCACCAAAGACCCCAGGAGAGCAAGGCCAACCAACTCAGCGCGAAGAGGAAGGCAGCACAATAATCCGCAACAGTCGGTTTGCGCCAAGGTATGGCTTTGATTCGCAGCAAGATATTGCAACCATAGGCAGCATTATCCCAATTATTTATGCACGCAAAGAAACCATATCTGGCACAGACTACGGCGGCCTTAGGGTCAACATGCCAATGGNTTGGAATCAAATTCTGAGCTTAGGCGGCGGCCAGATGATACGCGGAGTATTTTTACTCGGTGAAGGCCCTATTAGCAGTGTTGACCCGAATAATTTTGCAGTCGGTAGCAGCACGCTACAGGGCTATATTTTTGACAGCAACGCTGCTACGGAAGCGGCATCACGGGTAACGCTTTACCTCAGCAAAGACACAGGCCGTATTGCTGGAACTGACAGAATAGCGGGCCGGTCAAATGCTAACGATGACGGCAGTTCAAGTAGCGCAGATGTATTTCAGGTGTACTGGAACGGAGCAGAACAAACAGATTTTTGTTCGTCTAACCGGCCAAGTACACAGACGACTTTTGGTGTCTATGCACCAATTGGTAATGACTTGATGTATAAGGTCAATCCGATAATTAGCCCAGGCGTAAGAAGCCAGACAGGCCCAGGTGGTGATGATGAAGTGACTGTTAATTGTCCAGTAGACGCACCAAAAATGAACAAACGGGATAAGTATAGAGCTAATTTTTCAACATTTAGCGGCGTTAATCAGATAAATTCCACCGCAGGAACAAGCCCTGGAACTGCAACTTCAGTTGTTGTTGGGGATACCGTCAGTTATAGGCTCGACAATGGAAGTGACTGGAGCACGGTTTTTAGCGCTCATGGAAACTCTGATGATGACGCTGAGGCAAAAGACGTAGCATCTGCCGTCGCTTCGTTACAGAAGACTTGGGATGACCGCTTGGTAGTAGGCGAGCTATACAAGATTGGAACGGCTTTATGTGTTTGCACGGGCCGCACTTCAGAGGAGTTCGTTTCACAAGCTGAATTAGGCGGTACTGGGGGGCAAGCTGTTGTTGCTAGCTTCACTGTCGTTGAGCCTGGGTCTATTAAAAATTACTCTTCGTCGAGACTTCAAGATCCAGGCGGCGACTTAGGCGTAAGAGAAAAAGCTACAACAGGCGGCCACCTTCTGCGCTACGCACGGGGATCAGTGTCAACGTCCAGACCATGCCGGGCAGTTGAAATTGGATTAAAATCTACCCTCGGAATAAGAGTAAACAACCTGTGCAATTTTAGAGACACAAAGACGTATGAATACGCGGATAACGAATGGTGTCAAACTTTTGAAAACAATCCGCCTGAAGACATAGTAAATAACTTTTACCAAAGTGGAGTTATTTCTGCACCAGTGCAGCGATACTCATTTTTTAAAATCAAATACAAAGAACTTACGAGTAGCAGTTGGACGACGTTAAACAATGCTTACGGCGTTAGAAGCGAAACCCAACAACAGGTATTTAACTACATTCGATTTGAATTTAGTACTACTAAAGCTCGCCAATTTATTTTTGAGCCTCTTTCAGGATTTGAAGTGCGCCAAAATCTATACGGGAGCGGGCTGTATGTACTTGACCCTAAGAAAGGTCGAACCACTCTTTCTGAAAGCGGGACAACTGTTGTTTTTAATGGTGAAAGTATTGCGCTTAATACAAACAACTTTGGGATTAGTTTTGGCAACGCTGATTCTGCCTTAAGTTCTAACTATGTTTACAGTGAAGACACAAACGGGCAAAACCCTACTATTACAAGAAACTACAACGGATTGCCCGCTGTAGACACTACTTCATACATCGACGACTACGGCAAACTGGCAGAGACTTTTGTCTATACAGAGATCAGCAGCACTGCGGACTCTGGGCCTGAACATAGCATTGTTTATGTCAATGAAATTGTGCCGAACAGTACCGCGCCCTTGTATGACAATCTTGCAATGGTCGGTGTCAATATCCGGTCATCAGCCGAGTTCCAGCAGTTCAGCCAGTTTTCTGCCTATGTAACGGGAGGCCGTGAATGCACCCGGCTTTTGGGTGGAACGGGTGCCACGCATCTTTTCCCAGACATTTTGTACGACCTAATGACGAACGACCGTTTTGGTGCGGGGTCATTTGTCAAAAGCTATATGATTGACAGCACCGAGTTCGCGACTGCAGCGCAGTGGTGTCAAGACCGCAAGTATTTTTACGATGGTGCTGTTTCTGAACCTGTCAACGTCAGGCAATGGTCAGCGGATTTAGCCGCTACGCACTTGCTGCAATTTGGCGAATCAAACGGCAAGTATTTTCTTCGCCCCGCAATATCTTTTACTGCCGTTCCAATTGCTGCATTATTCACAGCAGGCAACATTGCAAAAGACTCGTTCAAGCTCCAATACTTTGACCCAGAAGACCGCGACCCTATACAGGTAAGCGCCCGCTACCGCGAGGAGCGCACCACTACGGATCCAACTAGCCCCGGACTATTCCCGGTGGTTCGTGAAGTACTGGTGCGGGAAGTAAGCGCATCAGCTACAGATCCAATCGAGCAGATTGACATGAGTTCTTACTGCACAAGCAGGGAACATGCAATTGACGCAGCAAAATTCATTATTCGTATGCGGCGCATACCACAGCATGTCATAAGTTTCTCGACTACACATGACGGCGTGATGTCCAACATTGCCCCTGGTGATTACATCAAGGTTGCAATGGACGAAACAGAATACAACGAGTTCAACAATGGCGCAGTCACATCACAGGGTGCGTTAGTAAGTACGACAGCACTGGCGAATGGAAGCTACGACGTAGTTGCCTGGGATGGTACGGAGAGCACACCACCAGCGGACGCGACACTTGTTGTCAGCGGCAATGGAAAAACGGCAACACCCACAGGGATCGTCTTTACCGTCAAAAAAGCAAGTACACAGATCCGGGTGTATCAAATTGAAAGCATTAAGTCAGGAGACGACGGGTTGTTTACGATAGAAGCAATGCACATGCCTGTTAACAGCAGCGGTGTTTTAGAAGTCGCAGATGGCTTCGACACAGCTGGTTCTTGGGACATCACCTAATCATGGCGACTACATTTCCTAGCATTACTCCCACCGGGCGCAGGTTCACACCACCTAGGTGGCCGACCACAGAAAAAGCCAGCCAATCAGGCGTGATGACCCACCGCCTTTGGGGCTCACGATCTGGCAATGCTTCCCTAGAACTAACCTTTAACAACATTTCCGATACAGACACATCCAGTATTCTCTCGGCCTACGAAACTGCACAGGGACCAACTGATGAACTAACGCTACCCACTGCCCTGTTTGCTGGAGCGGACGCCACTTTATCCACCTATTTAAATACAAGTGCTACAGGAGCAGGCTTAACTTGGCATTTTTCCGGCAGTACACCCCCCACAGTTCAGAGCGTAGTTAACGGCAGATCAAACGTTGTTGTGACATTAAAAGCAGAGCTTAGAATGACATAGATGTACTGTTTACTTTTCCATGGCTGTTCTAACTGGTAACAGCGCGTCCATCAGTTTTAATGGCACCGCTGTGGGCAAGTGCCGTAGCTTCAATCTGGACGTGGCCAAGGATGCGCTAGAAACCACAGTTTTAGGCGACTCTGACCGCACCTATGTCGAAGGTTTGCGTGGAGCGACTGGATCCACAACTTTGTTGTACGACCCAACCGACCCAGCGTCTGTAGCGTTTTTAGAGAGTATTTTTAGTACAGGCAGCGCAACCATCGTTCTGGATGCAGACACCACTACTGGCAGCGGCGGAGANTTTTCTTGCACGGCGATTGTCACTCAGGTGAGCACTCCTGTTTCAGTCGGGGAAGTAACAGCCTGTAG